ACGCTGGCCACAGCGGAAGAGGCGTTGGTTGAGTTGCAAAAGGCGACGGCTGCAATCAAGGCGGCTCAACCGGAAGCTGTGGCTGCTGCCGGTTTCAGTGTCACCAGTCTGGTGACCTCGCTGGGTACGCAAGTTGCCAGCCTGAAATCTGCCGCCCCCGATCCTGCCAAGTATGTGCCGGTCGATGCGATGGCCGCACTACAAAACGAAGTGGCCTCCCTGCGCTCCGAGAAGATCGAGCGCGAAGTCGGCGAAGTGGTCACCGCTGCGCTCACTGCGGGCAAGCTGCTGCCGCCGCAAGAAGCGTGGGCGCGCGAGCTTGGCAAGAAAGACCTGGCCGCGCTGACTCAGTACCTGGACACCGCGCAGACGGTTGCCGCGCTGGCCAGTACGCAGACCAAAGGCGTGCCGCCCGCAGGCCAACCGGCTGGCGAGCTGAACGAGTCGCAGCTGGCGATGTGCCGCAGTACGGGCGTTGACCCGGAAGACTTCAAGAAGACCTTGGCCGCGCAGGCTGCGGTTTAACCCTTAACAAACCAACAGGAGAAAGACATGCCTTTAGCTGCTGATCGCAACACTCAAATGTCCGACGGTGAACTGATTTCGGTTCCGATGGCTGCCGTCAAGATTTTCGCAGGCGGCCTGGTCGCTGCAAACGCTACCGGTTACGCCACGCCCGGCGCAGTCTCGACCGCACTCACCTATCTGGGCCGCGCCGAAGAGACCAAAGACAACACCAGCCTCGCACCTGGTGCAAATAGCGTGGTGGTGCGTCGCCACAAGGCGTTCAAGTGGGCCAATAGCGGTGCGGATGCCGTCACTCAGGCCAGCCTGGGCAAGCTCTGCTACATCGTGGACGACCTGACTGTGGCGCTGACCAACGGCAACGGTACCCGCTCACCGGCGGGCATCGTGCTGGCGGTCGATAGCGACGGCGTGCTGGTCGGCGAAGCTGGCTGCGCAAACCTGACCGCGACGGCGGCGCTGGACTTCGCCGCCATCGCGGCGGCGGCAAGTGAAGACAAGACTATCGCGGTAGCCGGTGCAGCGGTCGGCGACGCGGTGTCGCTGGGCTTGCCTGCCGCACCGACGGCCGGGCTGGTGTTCCAGGGTTTTGTATCCGCCACCGATGTGGTGACGGTGCGCGCCACCAACATCACCGCCGGTGCGGTGGATGCCGCATCCGCCACTTACCGCGCAACCGTGCACAAGGCGTAAGCCAAAGCCACCCCGTTAACTCAATAGGAGATACAAATGAAACTCGTTAAATCTTTCGCATGGATCGTCGGCTTGTGCGTGCTGGCATCCCTTGTGCTGTTCGGCATGACGGCTCCGGCCGCACACAGCGGCTTGTCGCTGGGTGATTCCGGACTCGGTATTGCGCTGGGCGGCGTGATCGTCAACCGCGACAATATCACCAACCTGTTCGTCAGCCTGAAGACCTCGTTCAACAACGCCTTCGGCGCAGTTGAGTCCGTCTGGCCGCAGATCGCGATGAAGGTGGCCAGCACCTCCGGCTCGAACGATTACAAGTGGCTGAGCAAGTTCCCCAAGATGCAGCGCTGGATCGGCGATAAGAAGATCAAGTCGCTCGAAGCGTTCAAATACGTGGTCGAGAATGAAGACTTCGAGGCAACGGTTGAAGCCGATCGCAACGATATCGAAGATGGCAACCTGGGCATCTATTCCACCCAGGCGCAGGCCGCTGGCGAATCGTCTGCCCAATTGCCGGATGAATTGGTGTTCGAGGCGGTTAACGCTGCCTTTACCGGCGTGTGCTTTGACGGCCAATTTATGTGCGACACCGATCACCCGGTGAAGAATCCCGCCACCGGCGCTGCCGAATCCGTGTCCAACAAGGGCGTGGTGGTGCTGTCCGCTGCGACGCAGGCTCTGGCAATAGCCAGCCTGGGCGCTGCCGCCACTGCGATGGGTATGTTCAAGGATGACGAAGGCCGTCCGCTGAACGTGACGCCGACGATCCTGCTGGTGCCAGTCGCGCTGCGCGACGTGGCGAACGCGCTGTACACGGCGGATCGCCTCGAAGACGGCAAGGTCAACCTGTACAAGGGCATGTTCAAGCCGGTCGTATCGCCGCGCCTGACTTCGGCCACCGCATGGTTCCTGCTGGATACCACCAAGGTTATCAAGCCCTTCATCTACCAGGAGCGCAAAGCCCCGGTGTTCGTCGAACAGACCGATCCTCAGGCCGATGACGTGTTCAACCGCAAGAAGTTTAAGTTCGGCGCAGAAGCTCGCGCTGCGGCTGGCTACGGTTTCTGGCAGACCTGCTACGGCTCGACCGGCGCTGGCGCTTAAAAATAACCCAAGCGAGCAGTGAGTAGCCCCCGGCCACCCTTTGAGTGGCCGGGCAACCAAACAACAAGAGGTTAATTATGGCAAAAGAAAACGCAGGTGCAGCCGCAAAGGCCGCCGCCGAAAAGGCTGCTGCCGCGCAGAAGGCAGCAGGCAAGACCGTCAAGGTGCCCGCGCTCAGCGTGGTATCCGGCCGCGAAGGATTCCGCCGCGCCGGACGCGCATGGGGCAAGGAAGCGACCGTGGTCAAGCTCTCCGAGCTGAGCAAGGAACAGATTAAGCAGATCAAGGGCGAGGCGCTGCTGGGCGTCACCGAAGTCGAGATCGACGAAGAGATCGCCGCCGCCGAGTAACCCATGAGCTACGCCGCCAAAGCCAACATGATCGCGCGCTTCACAGAAGCGGAAGTGATCGCGCTTACCGACCGCGCCAATATCGGCGTGATCGATGACGCGGTGTTGGCGGGCGCGTTGGCCGAGGCGGATGCCGAGATCGATCCGTACCTGGCACCGCGCCATGTCCTGCCGCTGGCCAGTGTGCCGAGGATACTCACCGGCTTCGCCTGCGATATCGCGCGTTACCGGCTGTGCGGTAGCGGCGGCGTCACCGAGACGGACGAAATCCGTAACCGCTACAAGGATGCCATCAAGTTTTTGGAGAGCGTGGCCAGCGGCAAGATCGGCCTCGGCCTGGATGCGGCAAACAATATCGCCAAGCCCGCCAATACGGTGCAGTTCAGCGCGCCAGGTGCGCGGGTGTTTGACCGGGGCAATAGATGATCTCCGAGATCGAAGACGCCATCATCGCCCGCATCGTGGCGGCCGCATCCGCCACGCCGGGGCTGGGCTACAAATTGCCGACCGTGGAAAGTTACGGCGGCGAGCTGGACGGCGATCTGGCCGCTGTGGTGCGCAAGTTCCCGGCGGTGTGGGTGACGTTCGCGGGATGCAGGGCATCCGCCAAGGAAAACACGCAGGGCACGAAGTGGCGCACACCGGCCACGTTCGTGACGATGGTCGGCTCGCGCAACGTGCGCGGGGAGCGCGCCACCCGCCAAGGGTTGAAGGTCGGCGGCGTGATCAAAGAGGTCGGCGTGTACCAGATGTTGCAGGACGTCAGCCTGCTGCTGGCCGGTAGCGATCTCGGGCTGGCCATCACCCGGTTGAAGCCGGGCGCGATCCGGACGCTTTACAACACCAAACTGAACGGTCAAGGGCTGGCGGTGTTCGCCCGCGAATGGCACTGCGAATTTATCGAGACGCAACCGCGCGCGCCGATTGACCCGACTGATCCGATGTGGCTGAAGCTGGGGATCAACTACTACCTGAAGCCCGGCGATGCAGTAGCCGATGCTTCGGACACTTTAACGCTGGCATAGGGGGAACCATGAAAGTAAGAGCCGCACCAGGCATCAAGGTGCCGAAAGAAGACAAGCCGCGCGAATACATCACCGATGCCGAAGTGGTGGACTTGCCGGATACCGCCTACTACCTGCGCCGCGTCGCAGAGGGTGACCTGATCGAAACCAAGAAGAAAGGAGCTTAACCGTGTCCAGCCCCAATATCAGCTTTGACAACATCCCGTCCAGTATCCGCAAGCCGGGCAAGTATTTCGAATTCAACACCAAGCTGGCGGTACGCACGCTGCCGGGCAATTTGCAGCGCACGTTAATTGTTGGCCAGCGTTTAATGGCTGGCACCGTCGCCGCCGGCGTCGTGACAAACGTGTTCTCGGATTCGGAAGCCGCGACCTTTTTCGGCAATGGCTCACAGTTGCATCTGATGTGCCGCGCCGCGATCAAGGCCAACCCGTACCTGGCACTGGAAGCGATTGCGATGGACGATGCGGGTGCGGGCGTTGCCGCCACCGGCACGGTCACGCTGACCGGCCCGGCCACCGCAGCGGGCGTGCTCACCGTCAAGGTGGCGGGCAAGCTGGTGCAGATCGCCGTCGCGGCCACCGATACCGCCACGGCGATCGGTGCCGCGCTGGCCGCGCAGATCGCGCTGAAACCCGACCTGCCGGTGACGGCTGGTGCCGCCGTTGGCGTGGTGACGCTGACCGCGAAAAATAAGGGTACTCAAGGCAACAACATCAAGGTCGAAGCGACTACCACCGCTGCCGGAACCACCGCCGTCGTGGTGGCGATGGCAGCCGGTGCGACCGACCCGACCATCGCTACTGCGCTGGCCACGGTGTTCGGTGCCGGGCACAACATCATCATCACCGCGTGGAACGATGCCACCAATCTGGCCGCGCTGCGCACGCACCTGGACAGCGTGAGCGGCCCGCTGGAACAGCGCGGCGCGATCGGCATCTACGGCCACACCGGAACACTGGGCGCTTCCACCACGCTGGCGGGCACGATCAATGCCGGGCGAATCTCCGCACCAAACTTCAAGGTGCCGGAGCAGCCCTGCGAACTGGCGGCAGCTTACGGCGCGGTGGTGGCCAGCGAGGAAGACCCCGCACGGCCGCTCAACCTGCTGGAGCTGAAGGGCATCACCGCCCCGGCACTGGCTGACCGCCTTAGTCGTATCGAGCAGGAAAACGCGCTGAACAACGGCGTGACCCCGCTCGAAGTCGGTCCAGGCGAGAAGGTGCAGATCGTGCGCGCAATCACCACGTACACGCTCGATGCGCAGAGCATCCCGGACATCAGCCTGCTCGACCTCACCACAATCCGCACGCTCGATTACGTGCGCAAAGCGTGCCGTGAACGCATCAGCCTGCGCTTCCCGCGTGAGAAGCTATCGGAGCGCACCGCGCCCAAGGTCAGGGATCAGTTGCTCGATGTGCTCTACAAGCTGGAAGAGCTGGAGATCGTGGAACAGGTGGATGCCAACAAGGACGGCCTGATCGTCGAGCGCGACTCGCAAGACCCGAACCGCCTCAACGCAAAGATACCGACCGACGTAGTGAACGGCCTGCATGTGTTCGCCGGTCGCATCGACCTGCTGCTGTGACCAATGGCTAATAAATAAACCCCGTTCGCCCTGATGTATAGAAGGGCAGCCACATAAAGGAGTAAAGCATGTCAATTGAATACGATGGCGAGATAGTGGTAGAGATCAACGGCAAGGAAGTCGATTGCATTTCCTTCGACGATACCGTTAACACCGGGCGTAAGCCCGTTAAAACGATGAACCGCACAGGCCGCGCCAAGGGCAGCGTGACCGGCATCAAGATGATCAACATGAAGATCACCACGCCCGCTCCGGCCACCGGCGAATACGATTGGGAAAAAATGAAGGACGCGCAGATCGTGATCTACCCGGTCGGCAACCCGACCAAGCGCACCACCTTCATGGATTCCAACGTGAGCAGCGTCGGCTCGCGCTACCAGCTCGAAGACGAGATGGTGCGCGACGTCAGCCTTTATTGCTTGAACAAGGTGTAAGCGATGAGCGCACTGACTGTTAAAGGCAGGCTGCCGATCGGCGTCGAGGTGGACGGCAAGGTTTACAAGGACTTTTCCATCCGCCCGGCGACCCTGCGCGATTCTTGCGCAGCGGTCGATGCGGTGGGTGCATCCGCCTCGCCGAATACGCTGCGCTACGCCACGATGGCGCAGCGCGTGATCATCGACGGCCTGCCGCAAGAACAGGTCACCGTCGAGCTGCTGATGGGGATGATCGACCGCGATGCCGTCACAATCGAACTGGCGGCGGATGAAGTCGAAAAAAAGCTCGATGCGCTGAGCAGCA